ATACCGACGAGGTAACGCTCAGGGGTCTTCGCACCGTTCTCGCCCGCTGGGGCAAGTAGTCACCTTCACTAGCAATCTTCTAGTTTGCTTCTAATTAGGATTCCAGCCACAATTCACCTGACACCACCAGACCCATGAGCACCACCTTCACCTGGAACATCGCCCAAATGGAGCGAACCGTTGCTGACGGGATCGTTCACACCGTCCACTACACCGTGGACGCCAAGGACGACACCTATTCGGCTGGCGCCTATGGCTCGATTGGCCTTGAGCCCCCTGCCCCGGACGACACCATTCCCTACAACGCGCTGTTCCCTGAGCTGTGCGTTGAGTGGGTCAAGCACAAGCTGACTGGCGAGAAGGTTGCCGAGATCGAGGCCGCGCTGCAGCAGCAGATTGACGAGCAGCGTTCTCCCTCTGTTGCTTCCGGCTTGCCCTGGTGATGATTGATGGCAGTCAAAAGTAAAACCGGCACCGCTCGCATTGAGCATCAACCCGGCCCGCCTAAGACATCTCGCCAAGGATTCGGTCAGCGCTCGCGCCCACGTCGCCGCGGTAAGAAACCCTTGCGTGGTCAAGGCCGGTAAGCTAGAGGCGTAGCCCCATGGCGCCATGATCGAAGTCATCGCCGCCATTGCTGGCGCTTCAATTTCAGTCGCAGCCATGGGTGCCGCTGGTTTCAGCCGCAAGTCAGATGAAGCCCGCGAGGCTGTGATCAGACTCACTTCAGCTGTAGAGCACATCGCCTCACAGCTAGAGGTGCTTCACACCGATATCAAGGAAGATCGAAAGGAAACATTCGGACGGCTATCGACGGTAGAGCAGCGCGTCTCTAAGTTGGAGGCACGTCCACCATCGTGCTAGCCATGGATCAGGCAACCACCATTGCCGTGATCGCAATCATCGTTGCAGCAGGCAGCGAGATCATTGCAGTTTCACCGTTCAAATCAAACAGCTGGATTCAGCTGCTGGTGAAAGTGCTGCAGATGGCCTTCCCAAAGCAGCGGCGCTGAATCATGGCGAACGACGCGCCAATCTCGTTGCAGCAGCTGTTCAGGTATTACAAGGCACTGCCGCACCAGAGCGCCGCGATTCAGCAGCTAGAGACCGATCTGATCGCCAACGGTTACGACGCCGTGATGCGCAGGGACCGCGAGTGGTTCCAAACGTGGAGTCAAGACGGGAAGCAAAGCGACCTAAGCGCCGCGATCAGCTTGATTAAGGAGTTCGAAGGCTGTCACCTCTCCGCCTACCCTGACCCGCTCAGCGGTGGCGACCCTTGGACTATCGGCTATGGCACCACGCGCTACAGCGGTGGCGTGCCCGTGAAGCGTGGCGACAAGATCAACGTGATCGAGGCCGATATGCTGCTGCGTCTGGAGGTGGATCGCATCGCTGAGAAACTGCGCACCACGGTGCCGCACTGGAAGGCGATGGATGACCAGCAGCGATCAGCGCTGGTGAGCTTCGCCTACAACCTCGGCGCTGGATTCTATGGCATCGCTGGATTTGAGACGATCACTCGATGCCTACGTGACCGTGATTGGGGCGCGGTGACTGCTGCGCTTGAGTTGTACAGGAACCCTGGCACCAATGTTGAAGCTGGCCTGCTGCGGAGGCGCCGGGCAGAGGGCAAGCTATGGGGGCAGCATCAGGCCACGGCTGAGCCTGAAACTGCCAAGCTGCGGCCCAGTAGCCAATTCAATGCGCGGATCACGCCGCACATCAGGTTGGGTGAGTTTGCGCTCGATCAGGAAGCGCGGCGGTTCCAGCACCAGTACCAGCTGGACACTGCAGCCGAGCTGGCTGCATTCTTGGAACGCGCCCGGACGGCATTTGGCGGGAAGCCGATCATCATCACAAGCGGCTTCAGGCCGCCAGCCGTGAATCGCTCAGTCGGCGGAGCCAGCGGGAGCGAGCACCTTTACAACGCACCTGGCGTCGGCGCTGTGGATTGGTACATCCAAGGAGTCGACACCTACAAGCTGCAGGAGTGGTGTATCAAGAACTGGCCGTACAGCACCGGCAAGGGAGCGCCTAAAGGATTTATTCATACCGGCATCAGGCAGGGGCGGCCTAAGGTCGTCTGGGATTATTGAGGCCCTGTGCTGCTACCTGACCACGAGATTCGCCGGCTGTGCCAACAGCATTCCATGTTGTCGCCATACAACGAAGAACAACTCAACCCGGCGAGCTACGACGTGACGCTCGGCACGCAGATCATGATGGAGGTAGCCAAGACACCGGAGCTGCAGAAGGTGCAGCTGCATGGCCACACGCAACAGGATCCGTTCTGGATTCAGCCTGGTGAGTTCTTCCTGGCTGAAACGCAGGAGATCTTCAACCTGCCCAACCACGTCGGCGCTCAGTTCGTACTCAAGTCCAGCCGCGCACGCGAGGGATGGGACCATGCCGAGGCCGGCTGGGCAGATCCGGGTTGGTTTGGCAGTCGCCTCACGATGGAGCTACGCAATCAGCGCCGATTGCATCCGCTGCCGATCTGGCCGGGCTTGCGCATCGGACAGATGAAGTTCCTGCTGGTCAGCGGCACTGTGGAGCGCAGCTACGCAGAAACTGGAAGATATAACGCAGACCTAGGCGTCACTGGATCCAAGGGCTAGCGTTCGTTCGGAGAGTCAAGGCACCTAGGCGCTGGCCTCAGCAACCGGCGCCTTTTTCATGGGGTGATCCAATGGCGCCATGCGCAGCCGAAAGATCTTCCCCGGAGCCTCGGATGGGTCGTCCATTGGCACCATCGTGTAGTCATCACAGCCATGGCTCTCAGCGAAGTGGCTGGCGGCCTGATGGGTGGTGAAAGGCCCGATATGCCACGGGCCAATGCGGAGGATGTATTGCATTGCGGGACGGTAGCGCGAATCCTGCCAATCAATCCCGCATCAATTCTGTAGTCTCGTGAGACTTAGTGGCGACCGCTACCGTATGCCAAGCGGCGGCTGGCCCATGCGGGCGTTTTACCTAGAGATCTCCGCCAAGCTGATTTATCGATCTGACACGGATCCAGATGATCTGCCAGCGGATATCTATTCACATCTGGCGGAGTTCATACCCTCGGATGAGGACATCATCGACATCGAGGTGAACACCATCCCGTTGCCGCTGGATCTTTGTGGATCGTCACAGGATTGATGAGACCAGACTGGTCACACGGCGATCAGCGCGTGATCAGATCCTCCTGGCCTGGAACTATCAATGCGCCTACTGCGGCGTTGATCTAGGTCGCAGCCCGACCATTGATCACGTGGTCCCTAAGGCGCACGGCGGCGCCACTACGCCATCAAACATGGTGGCCTGCTGCATGGGATGCAACTGCAGCAAGGGTCATAAGCCTTGGGTGGACTGGTATCGGCAGCAGCCGTTCTGGTCGGCACTCGGAGAATGGGCAATCGCGCAGTGGCTGCACGATTGGGGCTAAGATTCTGGCCTCAACCTTTCTTAGGTCTGAGGCGTCCGCTGCGCCCGGCAGCGGTGAGGCTGGCACCGCGTGAGGACCAGCCACCGGGCAACCCAATCAAGGCAGAATCCTGCTGCATACCCACAGCGCGATCCAGCAGGTCACCCAATATTCAACGATCAGGATCAGCACGTCGCGCAGCATCAGCGGGCCAGCAGATGATCGAGATACAGCTCGGCTTGCCATAAATCGGAGCTATAGCGGCAGATGCCACCAACGCAACTGCGGTAATAAATCTCGCCCTGCACTGGCATCAGCGTCTCGATGTAGCCGCCATCTCGATCTGTGCGGCTGATCACTTCAGGTCCGAACATTGCCGCGCCTCTTGCTGATGGATCCATGTCTTCAGTCTGCCGACATACTCACGCAGCACTTGCGCCTGCTGCAGGTGAAATGGATCCCTACTAACAAACCACAGCTGATTGTGGCGATCAATCGCCTGAAGTGATTGGTGGATCAGCGGACACCAATCAGCACGAACAGGAGTGGCCCACTCACGCGGCACGTTCGTACATTTCACAGCGGGACGCATAACGCCCGCCACTACGCTTCGATTCTGGCAACTCCAACCCACACGCCTGGTGGCGCATCTCCCAGTAGTGACAATCCCAGCACATCATTGGCCCAGCGGCTGGCCGGATGCGATTGCGTGCCGCTTGGTAGATCTGCTGCGCCTTGATGAGCGCCGTCTGCAGGTGAACCGTTCCGGTATCCATCTCAAGCTGGTGTTCAGGCTTTGGGCCGAGCACCACACGAGCGTGCCAGTTGCGATCAGATCGGCTGCACACCAGCAGCAAACGGCCGGCGTGCAGGCTGATCATTCCAATTCGCCCGCAGCTGGCTGGTGGTAGATGCGCTCTAGCAACATCGATGCGGGTTCCTCCGGGCCATTGGTGACATACGCCGCCACCGGATCAGTGCCGTCAGATGCCACGTAGAGGCATGGGTAGCCGTAGGGCTTCACCACCACCAAGCCTGTGCGCCGACTGCGCGTAAGGATGCGCAACGCAAAGCGTTCGATCAGGTTGAGACCGGGCAGTTGGTGCATCATCCCTCCAGTTTGGCAATCAGACGCTCGATATACCAGCGGCACTTGCGGGCATCTTCGAGAGCATGGCCTTTGCACCAAATGCGCAGCAGATACTTCAGAGCCTGACCCTGCAGATAAGCGGGCACCATGTGTGGCGCGTCAGCAATGGCAGCCTCAATCACATCGATAGCCTCAACTGGGCCGCGGCGATAGTGGTCTGGATTGATTGGATCAGTCATCAAGCCATCCCCATGCGATGCGTTTGCAGATGCGCCATGCGTGCTTTTCGTCAACGTCAAACTCGGCTGCCAGTTGGCGATAGCTCCACCCCTCGGTGCGGAGCCGGCGTAGTTTGCGCACTAGCTCCGGTGTGAGGATGGCGGCGTGATTAAGCTCTCCGGACTTGAATGGACGGCCAGTTGGCATCACAACCACTTATCCCCCAGCAACTGCTGACGGCACACTTCAATCGCCTGTTGCGCTTGCTTCTGCGTCATCACTGACTCGGTGGCGTCCATGGCACGCACCACGCGGGACAGCATCTCGGTGTAGTCCGTGTCGCGGAAGTTGGCGGCTAGATCGAGCGCAAACTCCTGCCACAACCCGGTGTAGGTGCTGCGGAGCGGATGGCCATAGGGCAGCTCATCACGGCCGCTGCGTTGATAAAGCGCGTCCATCATGTCGGCGCGTTGCTGGTCAAGCTGTTGGGCGTTCATGGTTCAAGTAATCGGCGGACGTGTTTAAGTTCGGCGCACAGCAGCTCGGTGCGTGGCACGGTGCGCAGCTCGTCGATTCTGAAATCGATCAGACGCTGCAGGCGCTCGCGTTCATCCTGCCTCCCCTGCTGGTATGCGCCAGAGTCTGTGATCAACTGATTGATGCGGTCGCGGATGGTGCTCACACCACCTCCACCGTGGCACCAGGCCAGCGGTTCTGCGCATATTTGGCCGCGGCGGCCTTGGATTCGGCGCGGGTGTACCACTTGAGCGGTTGCCCGCCTAGGGGATAGACCATTACGGTGTAATCCTTCACACGAGCGCCATGGCGTGGCCTGCTGATGCCTTCGCCGTAGCAGCCGGTTTCATGTTCATCGTTGCGCCATTGGAATAGGGCGCCAGACACCTCAGCCATAAATCACAGATTCGGTAATGGTTTCAGCGTTGATCCATTCGAGATCCGGCCATTGATGGCCATACTCCTTGAAGGCTTGATCCTTGGCATCTGTGATGCTGACTGCCATGACGCAATCAATCACGTTTGCGCTAGGGATCTGGAAGTAGTAGCGGCGTTCAGTCATGGCGTACCACCTGCTGCGTGCCGGAGTGGGTGGGGCTGTGATGTGCCCCTGATTCGATGCCGATCATGGCGAACACAGCGGCGACGATCAGCAGGCAGATGGCGTTATTGATGCGGTTGATCATGATGTGAGCGCCTGACGGACGCGATAGCGAGACAGGTTGAGGCGGGTGGCGATCTGTCGCTGACTAAGACCCGTGCGACGCAGGATGCGAACGCGGCGGGTTTCGGATGCGGTCAGCCAGTCGATCACTGCCACTACAAACAGCAGCGGCAGGATCAGCTTCCAGATCACCAGCAGAGTCGCGGTGAGCATGGGAGTGTTGCGGTGCCTGGTTGGGCGTCCCCGTATTGTACCCTGCCGGCGGTGCATGCCGCTAACCGCTGTGATAGTTCTTCATACTGCGTCAGTGCCGACCGCCAGCTCCACAGGCACCCGCAACACGGGCACGCTCTTGTTTGTGTCCGGCGTCCGCGCCCAGCCAATAGCAACCAAGCTCACAGGCAGCTCGACTGTGTACCAGACATGCCTGCAGTCCACACAGCGCCGCTGGCGGGTCACCTTATCGGCTTGCTTCCCATTGGTAGCAATCGCCCTGATCTGACCGCTGCCGCAACGTGGACACTCCATAGGTAACCTAAACCTGTACCCCTCCACTATGGCACCATGAACTTCGGTGAGTGGATGGCTGTCCAGCTATCGCCCGAGCAACAATTCGAGATCGAAAAGCAGGCCCGCACCCTGCTCACAAGCAAGGATGCAGGCCCGATGGCTGCGGCGTTACTGAAGCAAGTCTGCTACCAACAGCAGCTGTTGCAACAGGCCGTCAATGAGATCGCGCGGCTCGAATGCGAGCTGATGGGCCGTTAGAAGAACGGCTCCTCAATTACCTCGGCAACCACGCCATCAGTGGCCCCGGCCAAGCTTTGAGCTGCGGCGGTCACCTGAGCAGCAGATGCAGGCGGCACCCAATCACGAGGGGGCTGCGCCACAGCGCTGACATACGCGAGGCCCTTGCTACTGATTTTCTTCCAGCCGCTGATCGGCACCTGCACCGATCCGTACTGATCCGGCGTCTGGCTGAGCACGAAAGCACAGAACGCGTCGAGCTCCTCCACTTTCACGTTCATCATCCCGCTGAAATCGACCTTGCTCTCGGGTTTGGTGCTCTTGAAAATGCTCAGGTTTAGCTTGAAGGTCATCGGTCAATCGTGGGTGATGGTGTTGGCCTTTTCGTATTGCTCCACCTCGGCCAATGGGTAGAGCACGAAGCCGGGAGTCCTGAAGTAAGACGGACCCTTGCCTGCCTTGCGCCAGCGTTGCAGGGTGTCAGGGTGCAGCCCCCATCGCTGCGCCAACTGCGTGGCCGTTAAGTAATCAGAAGAGTTCATCAGACACTGGCTCCGGTTGCGGCTCGGCCTTGGCGGCGATGGTGGCATTCAGATCGGCCACGCTGGTCTCGGTCACCGTGACGGGCTGCACATCCAGCACTTCCTCCTGGCTCTGCATCCCAAGCAGCATGTCGCTGGCATACAGGCGTCCCCAGAAGGCAGCGGCCCGGTAACGGATCATCAGCTCGGGCATGGTGGCCCATTTGCTGCCGCTCTTGGTGGCCCATCCTTCACGCTTGGCCATCGCCATCGTGATTGTTGGCCCTTTCAACTCCTGCTTACTGCCAAGATCATTCGCCACCGCATAGCAGGCCAAGCTGTCGCCGGTGCCGCTCAGTTCAAACCGCAGCGGGCTGAACCGACCGCAGCCGTTCACCATCGCAATAATGAAACTGCTGCTCCACGAGGGGCGGCCGTGGATCACATGCAGGTGCTGCATCGCCAGGAATGGGCTGATGCCCATCCTGTTGGCGATCTCAAGCGCGACAAGGCAGTTAGCAAAACCCTGTTGCCCTTGAAACTGCGGCGGGATCAGTGTGCTGCTGGCCAATGCCTTGGCGATCCGTTGGGCATCCTCGAATGCTTGGATGCCGCTGAACACCGACCCTGACGGGCTGGTGGTGGTGAGGGCTGTTGATTCAGTCATCAGTAGGTTTCGATCTCAGTGGTCTGCTGTTGCTGGCCCGTCATCCAACCCGGCAGACTGATGGTCTCGATCTGATCGCTGTAGCTCGGCCAGTTATCAGCAGCGCGGCAGGTAGCCAGCTTGCCCAGATCGAACATCGCCTGTTCATGCCCGCGCTCGATCATCTCCGCGTCTGCCGCGTACACAGCGACCGCGTAAGGCGCTGTGGTCTCGACACAGATAAAGATGAACTGATCGGGCCGTTTGCCGGTGGCAGCTTGAACCCCGTGCATGTACCAGCCAGCTTGCACGTGATAGCGGTAATCACCAATGCTGCGCCTGAAGCCACGCGGGCTGGCGTCTCTGGTGGTCTTGAGATCGACCATGATGCTGCCGTCATCGGTCAGCCAGTCAGGTCGGCACTTGCATTCGATCCCATAAAGGGGGTCGATCCACATGTGCGTGGTCTCAGCCTTGCCTGGCAGGCCTAGCAGCATGGCCGCTCCCGGATGGCGCATGATGCTGCGGCCCATTGCCATCACCACCTCGGCATCATCGGCGGTGATCACGGTCTTGCGCTTGGCATCAGCTTCAAACGCGGCCCATTGCTCCTTACCTTCCTTAGTCCGACGGTTGATGTCGCTCGGGGCCACCGCGATTTGCTTGTCCCATTGATCCAGCTCAAGCACGTGGGTGTGCAATGCCGTGCCAAGGCGCATGGCAGGCGTGGGCTCAGGCCAGACGCGGTTCGGATCGAGGTAACGCGCCCAATAGTGGAGAGGGCTTTTGGCGATCTGATCCAGGCCGGACTTGCTGACCGCATAGTGTCGGTGGTAGTCGGCGTTTTGCATGATCTCCTGCAAGTTGCCCGCAGATGCTAGCACTTGCGGCCAGATGCTGCTAGGTTCGGCTGGCCACGGCAAAGCCCATGCGCCACTACCTCGAACAATCCGTCTACGACGCCGCTATCGAGCGGCTGGATTTCATCTTTCAGCACTTCACCCGTGTCTACGTCTCCTTCTCTGGCGGCAAGGACAGCGGTGTTCTCCTGAATCTCGTTTGCGACTACGTGCGAGAGCGCAAGCTGCCGATCAAGATCGGCGTCCAGATCATGGACAACGAGGCCAACTACACCCACAGCGAGGAGTTCATGCATCGCATCCTCCAAGCCAACCGGGACATCCTCGACATCTATTGGTGCTGCCTGCCCATCACCCTGCCCTGCACCGTCTCCTCTTACGAGATCGATTGGCAGTGCTGGGGCGAGCAAGATCGACACCGCTGGATCAGGCCTATGCCGCAGCAGGACTACATCGTCAATCTGCAGAATCATCCCTTTGGCGACCTGTTCATTGAGAACATGGATTACGCCACCTTCTGGGACATGTTTGCTGAGTGGTACAGCCAAGGTCAGCCCTGCGCCAACCTGATCGGAATCCGCACCGTTGAATCGCTCAACCGGTTCCGGGCCATCCTGAATCAGGACAAGGAGACCATGCTTGGCCGCATGTGGACCAAGAAGAACACCGACCATACCTACAACTGTTATCCCATTTACGACTGGCGGACGGAGGATATCTGGACCGCTAACGCAAAGTTCGGCTGGGATTACAACAAGCTCTATGACGTGTTCTATATGGCCGGCATCCCAATCAAAAAAATGCGGGTGGCATCGCCTTTTATGTCAGAGTCCAAATCAAGTCTGGCGATGTATCGGGTGATTGACCCGCAGGTGTGGGCCAGGCTTTGCGCCAGAGTCGGTGGGGCGAACTTCATGGCAACCTACGGCAAACAGCTTGACTACAAATCCTTCAAGCTGCCAGCCGGGCACACATGGAAATCATTCGTGAAGTTCTTGCTCGCCACATTGCCAGATCAGTCCAACGCAAATTTTAAGCAGCGCTTCATTCAGTCAATCCGTTACTGGGGTCGAGTGGGGCGCGGTCTTCCTGAGTCGATCATTGACGCGCTTAGCCGTATCGGCATCCGCTTCTATATCAATGGCACCACGCGCCATGGCGGGAACAATCTGCGCCGTGTTGTGATCAAGGTGCCGCCTGATCATCTCGATGATCTGCCGTGTCACAACAGCATGGTCACATCGTGGAAGCGCTTTGCCATCACGGTTCTAAAGAACGACCATACTTGCAAATATCTTGGCTTGGCGCCAACGCAAGAGCAGCAGCGCCGCCAGAAATCAATCCAACGTAAGTACAGCCAAGTCCTCAACCGGTCCGCTAAATGAAGATCCTCAACGCCTCACAGCTTCCAGCTGATCGCATTGTTAACTGCCCAAAGGGCGGTTTCACCAGCCATCGCTTGCTCACGGAAGATGACGGCATGGGATACAGCATGACTAAAACCATCGTGCATCCTGGCAAGCCGCACCGCTGGCACTATCAGCACCACCTTGAAACGTGCTACTGCGTGAGCGGCAAAGGTCTGCTGATCAACGAAACAACGCAAGAGATCCACGCCATCGCGCCTGATGTGACCTATGTGCTGGACAAACATGATCCGCACACGTTTGAGGCCCTAGAGCCCACCACTCTGATCTGTGTATTCAACCCACCCCTTAAAGGAGATGAACTGCATGACGAGAACGATTCATACCCTTGGCGATCCCCGGTCTACTCCGTACGCAGTATTCCTATCGAGAAGGTTACCGCCAATGATTACAACCCCAACTCTGTTGCGCCGCCTGAGATGGCGCTACTCGAAACATCCATCTGGGAAGACGGTTACACGCAACCTGTCGTTGTCGTGCATGATGCCGAGCGTGACCTTTATGTGGTCGTTGACGGTTTTCACCGTTATCTGACTCTGAAGAACAGCCAGCGCATCCGCGAACGCGAAGGTGGCCGGCTACCAGTTGTGGTGTTGCGCAAGGAATTGCACGACCGCATGGCTTCCACTATCCGCCACAACCGTGCTCGTGGTTCGCACAACATCGAGCTAATGAGCGTGATTGTTGCCGAGCTGATCGAAATGGGTAAAGGCGACGCATGGATCTGCAAGCACATCGGCATGAGCCCTGATGAGCTGTTGCGCCTCAAACAAATCACAGGCTTGGCCTCGCTGTTTCTTGGCAAGGATTTCAGCAAGGCATGGGACGTAGACCAGATCGACAACATCACAGAGGATCTCGAACGTGAAGCTCAAGAGGATCTGGTTGCCCATTGATACCTGGGAAGAGATCCACTTCAACATGTGGGGCGATGTGCCAAATCGACGCATCGCTCTGTATCGCGCACAGATCTTTACCGGCAATCACCGCCTTTACGGGCGCTATATGCAACGGGTCACCCTTGAGTGGCCCAACAGCTGCATCAATGCTCTAACCGACTACAACCTCAACCGCAAAGCATGGATCGGCCACGCTGCCTGCGCCCTTGCCTTGCAATGCCCTGAGGACATCACCCGACAAGCATGGGGACTTCTGACTGATGAGCAACGGACATTGGCGAACCGACAAGCGGATCGAGCCATTCGCGCCTGGGAGATGCGCTACCGCGAGAGTCTCGGAATACGTGCGGACGTGGAAAGCCCGCTGTTATTCGCACGAGATTCCCGATGAAGTGCAGGTCAAGGTTGCGGCCTCAGGCCGTGCTCCGTCGTGGCGTGCAGTAGCAGTGGCATTGCTGCAAAACGATCTGCACTTGTACCAGCTCGGTTATGCACGCCCTGCATATGATCAGCAGCGCCGCGCAGTGACCATGGCTCAAATCGCAATGCATGGTGCCCCCGCAGATGGAACACAACTGGAGTTGCCGCTATGAATCTGCGGGATTACCAACAACGCGCCATGGCAGACACACGCGCTGCAATAGCTAGCGGCTCGCGTTCCCCATTACTTGTGCTACCAACCGGCGGCGGCAAGACGATCATCTTCTCCGCCATCGCCCAATCGGCT